CTACTCTTCTTCTCATCGTTTCCATCTGCAATGTGAATAGATTCCATCAGTGCAAGATAAATCGCACGGTCACGACACCACTTTTCGGTGGTATCTAATAACCATTCATTATCTACTGGAAGATCTGTGAACGAATTACAGATGTCTCTGGTTTCTTTAATCTCACTCTCGTTTAGATCTGTCCGATTCTCAACCTCAATATTTAGTGCTTCGGTTGTAATGGCAGAACCATACTTCACAATGAACTGAGTAATCTCCTCAAAGATTACTTTCTCACCTCTTTGCTCAAAATATGTTGGTTCTATGAATGGAATGACTTTACGAGAATAATTTTCGTTACATATTAAGTTTCTGAGAATTGTAGTCTCAATCCGTTCCATAAGAGAAAATCTTCTTCGCGGCAGCATCAAGTTGCTGCATTACTTCTTCTGTAAAATAAACTTCAGGTTCTTTTAAAATTGCCTTGGCATATACTTTTTTACCATCCATTTCATAACGACCGGCAACGTTCTTCCACATTCCGGCAAGTTCACCTAACTCAAGTAAACCATAATACCTATCAAGACCCCGATGATCGTAAAATAAACGAATAGTGACATCCTTGTTTTCTTTACTTAGACGTGACTTAGCAGTCTTTGCCTTGATAAGATTTCCAATGACTTCTGTTCCATCTTTTTCTTTCTTCTTGCTGAGATGAATAATGGTACTGGCAGCATACTTAAGGCCACTACCACCTCCCATCTCTTTAGTAGGAACATAAGAGCCGATAACGTCATAAGTGTGATTGGTAACGATCATTGGAATATTAGCCTGCCCCAACTTGAGTGTCAACATTCTGAAGGCACCCTTAATCAGTTGTGATTTTGTCATGTCACGAACCTGCTTTTCATTAAGTGCATCAGTAATCTCTTTCTCAGTCGAAAGCATTCCTAAAGAGTCTAGCACAAACATGCAGGGTTTGCGATCTTCCTCAGGTGTTTTTTGATACATGTCCACTGCCTTAAGTGCCTTACTGCGGAACTCCTCAACAGTTACTACATTGACCACGACAAGACGACTTAGATCGATTCCACGACTCTCTAAGAGTGACTTATTGACAGCTGCCTCAGTATCAAAATACAAGCAATATCCATCAGGATTAGAGTCCAGAAAATTCTTAACCACTGCGAGAGAGAAGAAAGTTTTTCCCGTAGAACTTTCACCAGCAATTGCAGTGATTTTGTTACCAGAAACACCCCCACGGATAGAGCCAGATACAAGAGCATTAAAGATGAACGAACCAGTGTCAACGTATGTTTCAGTTTCGTCAATGTCTGCTGCCAGTTTGGTAAAGTCATCTCCAATTTCTTTTACTATGTCCTTTAAAAAATCCATTTAAATTAATCGTTTTTTCTATAGTTTAATTTCCAACACCAAATTTTATCATAAAGTGTCTTACCATCCTCCCCACTTCTTTTCAAAGAATATAAGAGATGTTTTAATTCAGAATCATTCATTTTGTCTGGAGACCAATACAGCACATTTTTTCTATCCTTAAACATAAAAGATACTCTATAAGAAGAAACTCTCTAACGTATTTGTCTTAGTTACATTCCACCCAATCGCATCAAGAATAGATTTGAGTGGGTCTAAAAAACTCTTTTCAAATTGTAATTCATAATCTATGTATTTGTCAAGACCGAGTTCATGTGGAAAGTCTTGAATAAATGAGATGACATTCTCCTGAATAATATTTGGTTTCTTCAGATAGATGAACTTGATTTTCTCACCATTATTAATAAGTGAATATTTATTATCAAGTTTCTTCTCCTTAATATAGTGATTAAACAAAAGTGCTCCACGACAATGGATAGGAGTTCCTTTACTATAGATATCAGAATAAGATCTATACTTCACAACATCCGATACTGAACGTGGGAATGCAATTTGTTCTGGAGGAAGTGCCTTAAACTCTTTACGACATTTATCAATAAAGTCAATTACTTCTTCTTCAGTACCACTCATCATGAGTTTGAGACCGTCCTTAATCATCTGACGACATGGTGCCGGTGTAGATGATTTGACTGCCTCAATACCCATCATCTTTAGTTTGGGTTCAGAATACTGAACTCCTTCACTGTTCCATACGTTGAGAATATATCTCTTCTTCGCAGTCCAAATACCACGTTCTGATATATTCTCACGTTTCATAATCATCTTTTGTTCATATGCCGAAACGTAATCCGCAAGTTCCGTATAAGACTGTTCGATGAATGGTTCCAACTTGTCTTCACAGATCTTATCAAGTAACTGAACAACTTTTGTTTTATCGTCAGACTTATGACTAAGAAATTTATCAACAAGAGGTCCCATATTAAGATAGATTGAGTCAGTGTCAGATGCGATAACATAATCGACTTTCTCTGTTTGCAAAATCTTATTTAGAAATCCGTTCATCTTATTCTCAATCCAACGGATAGAGACTTGACCAGAAAGCGTAATCGCTTCCGCATTGACCAGTTTGTAGTAACGGAAATATTGATTACCGATAGCACCATATGCAGAGTTGAGTTGAATCTTGCGAGCCATCTGAATGTTATTGCATCTTGCAATCTCCTTCTCCAATGCCTTAGTCGGAGTTTTTTCATAATCCTGTTTTGCAATAAGCATCTTCTTCTTATAGATGGTGCGATCCTTATAAATCTTCTCCATCAGTTCAGGTAGAAACCCACGAACATCTTTACGATACATGGCACCATTAGCACACACTGCACTGTCCTTATACAATTCAAAGGTCAGTTCTTCATTAAGTATCTTATCAACTGTAACTGATGGGTGCCTGGTCTCTCGGAGTGTCTCTGGAGAGATGTTGTACTGCATAATAAGATGAGGGTAGAGAGAGTTAAGGTCAAAAGACACAACCCAATCATACTTTCCTGGAATCGGTTCCTTGACATAAGCACCTGCATACTTAGCATCTTTGTCTGAACGTTCTTTGGGTGGAATTACAATGTTTCTTTTTTTAAGATAATTGTAAATGATCGCATCCCACATACGAACTTGATAGAACACATCATTATAATTCACCTTAGCATCATATGCCATAGTGATTGCGAGTTCAATCAATTTCATCTTGTCTTCCATACGGTCAACAAGTTCCACGTCAATGATATTATATTCTACAAATTTCTGCCACCCGTTAGTATAGAAATCTTTGAATGTATCAAACTCAGAGTGGTCAAGTTTCTTTTGCCCAAGTTCTACACTCGCAATATAATCCAGTCGATAGGATTCCTGCGCCTTATAAGTGAACTTCTTATATAGATTTAGGTAATCAAGTTGTGTAATACCCCCAACATCATAAGAGATTTGTTTACGACCCATTACAATAGTCTCACGTTCAGTCACCAAACCCCAAGGTGAAAGTCGTTTCATTAACTTCTCACCAAGAATGCGATCAATACGCCTCACCAAATAAGGCATATCATATAGTTCACTATTCCATCCAGTCACAACTTCAGGAGTATTACTCTCAATCATCCACCAGTTTATAAAGTCATTCAATAACTCATATTCTGTTCGGAAACTTTTGTAGATAACATTCTCTTGCTTATTGTTAAATGGACCCTGACCCCATGTACGAATTTGTTTTGTAGTATAGTCCTGCACAGTAATAAGAAGAACTTCCTCTGCGGCAGACTCTACATCAGGGAATCCATTCTCAGTCTTTACCTCAATATCAATCGTAGATATTTTGATCTTTGTAGTATCAAACTTGACTTCTTCTTCTGGATACATCTCAGAAATATACTGATAGATGTATCGGTCATTACCATAGACCTTAAAGTTTTGGACACCATCATACTTCTTGATGAACTCTCTACAATCACGAACAGTTCCTGGATCTATCGATTCAACATAGTCTCCCTCAAGAGTTTTGTATTTTGTTTCTTTATTAGAAGGGACAAATAATGTAGGATAAAACTTTTCTCTTGTAGCAAAGTGCCTTCCATTCTCATACCCACGCACAAGAAAGTGGTCACCGACCATTTGAACATTTGTGTAAAACCGAGAAGACATAAGAAAATAATGAAAATTATGAATTGAGCAAATACATTAAATTGTGTGCCCAATATAAAAGAATAAAAGTATTTAAGTTATTCTCCAGTTAGTTCAAGATATTTTTCAACAACTTCTGGAAGTGGATCAGTAATTGTCAGAATATCTTCTGCTCTTACCATAAGTTCAGTCTGATTTGTTGCTTCAATCCAGGTTTTTAATGAATACTCTTCACCTTCATCATTTTTTTTCCATTCTAATGGATTAATTAATTTGCAGTTTGGATCCCCCAATTGAGCATCTAATTCAACAACTTCTGTAATTAATACAGTATCAATTTTGAATAATATTAGTTTTACTTGCTTACTCATACTCACTCCTCCTCTTGAATTTTTTCAATGCTGTGTCCAGAAAGTTCAATCTTTTGATTGAAAAGACTTTCTAAAGACTCTAATGGATTGACCAATGCAATAACCGATTCTAAAGTCACTGGAATAGAATTGTCACTAGTAATTGGAATCCATGGAGATAAGGTAACTTCAATTTCTCTTTCTCTACTTTCATTACTATTATCCAATTTTTGCTCTACAAGAAGCAAAGAAGAATTATTATAAGTAACTGTCTGTGGATAATTTAACATGTATCCACATACCTTTTCTTTATTAGAAAGTATTTCCCGTATATCAGAAATTACATACTGACCAGTTTTCATTAATGCTAATTTGATTGCCATTTTTAATTTACCTCTCAGAGTATTATAGCATAAAAAAGGAGGGGTTACAACTGGATTTGGCCAGTTCCCCCTCCGTCTGCGACGACGATATTTTTGAGAAAATATTCATAATATATTTAGCACTTTGCATTTCCATCCCTTATGATGGTTTCTTTTACCTTTCGACACAAGGGACATATTTCTATGATCTAAGTTATTCTGCTCACAAGTCTTTCTCAAACTGGTAGTTTCTATTTTATCTCCTTTTGGGTCTATAAGTTGATATGTATATCTCTTATATTTTTCATTTGTGTTATATTTCTCTTTCTTCTTATATTTCTTACCACCTTTCCAATTCCAGTGTAGAGAACCCGTCATACTTTTGCTTCTCTTTTCTTTTGCGATTTCGTATAGGTAAGAATTGAAATATCTACCTTTACTTTTCATATTGATATGGGCACATAACATTTTCTGTGTTCTTTTACTTTCTATCCCATATCTTTTTTCACACATCTTTTGTAGAAGTAGGTGTGCAATATAATGTTCTCTTCCAGTAAGCACAACTATTCTATCATTGTTACCGAATATACTTTTCGGAAATACGTGGTGTCTTTCTGTGTAACCTTTAGGACAATCTCTATTCTCTACCCTTTTAATAAGGTTACAATAAACCTTTAAATAATTCATTCTACTCTAATTTGACCGCATATGTATTTATAATAAAAAAGAGGGATTTTCACCCTCTTCCTGATAGATTGCGGTCAAATCAGGTAATTTTATTTATTCAGTTTTTAGGAGTCATCCAATATGCTCCGAATGATGTTGCTGAGATTGCTGCGATGATTGCTAGAATTTCCATGGTTCAGGACGTATTAGGACAGAACGGGATGCAGCACTCCCCAACTAAAGAGAGATGCTGCTGTGCCGAAGATTACGGTAGTCATGGTGAAGTTCATAATGGTCTCCATCAGATTACATAATTATATAGATTATACTGTATCACTACGATACACTTCTGTATCAACCGCAGCAAAAATTAGTCAGGATATCAAAACCATACCTTCTTTTGATGATGTTCGGGCACAATCCTACCAAGAACAATATTTAGTAACCCATCCTCAAATTCAACTGATCTAACTTCCGTGTCCTCTGCCAATGTCCAAGATCTGGTGAAAGATCGTTGAGCCATTCCTCTGTGGACATAAGTGGTTTCTGATTCGGTA